CAGCAGTCTTCTTGATCGCAGCAGCAGCCTTCGACGCAGCTTTCGCAGCACTCCGGGCTTTTGCAGCTTCCATCTTGACTTTGCCAAGCTTGGACATAGCTCCAGTCTTCTTGTGTTTCGTCATTCCTTCGATTTTCTTCGTTTTTTGAGATTGTTGACCCCACTTAAACGGATTTAAATTCCACCTGTGTGATAGATTCAAAGCTGCTTTGCCGATTTCTCGAGGCACAGCAGAAATAGGTCCAAAAACAGGTTGTGCGAAACCAAAAGGTCGTTCTTTATCGAGTGAGGAGTTTACGTACTGTGGCGTATACTCCAGTGTATCAAAAGAAACACGCTGGGAATCACCAGCGATCAGGCCCTGGACCATGAAATAAATGCCGGCAAGCGTGGAAAAATATCCAAACACATCGAGCACCAGATCAGGGTAGAACCCATTCGGAACAAACACGGGCGCTGCTACAAGCAGTTGTTGTGGCAAGGGTTGAGCTGCACATGTAGTAAAACACAGCAGCATCCAAACCCAAAAACAAAACCAACCAGCAAACAACGGCCGTGGGAGGACGCTAGGGACTTTTGGCTTGCCAGAGCCCTTCGGCTTTGATTCAAAGCCGAGGACAAACTCCTTCGCCCACTCCTGTGAAAAAGAGTACGAGGGGTCCACCTTAGCTAAAGTCGAAGATAATTGTCCAAAAACGTCATCATCAAAAGCGTATTCAAGCATGAGGGAAGACAATTGTTCACGGAAATACTTCAAGTTGCCTTTCGGCTTGCAAGAGAGCGCAAACTGGTGTTTCAGCCAATTCGTCGGAATCGGCACCCACACCGGTCCATGCTTCACAAACTTATGCGAACAGAACGTCATTTCTGACATCCTGCCCACATTAAAGTCCTTGCATTTGAACCCATGATTTGTCAACCATTGTTGGAAGTCAGTGGGCACAACGCCATGCATTCGCTCCAGCGAGTCGTCTCCGACCGCCGCAACTCTATGCCAGCGTTCCACAAAACCCCCACACTTTTCATCGCAATATAGAATTTTCAAGAGCACTTGCATGCGCGAATTGCCACTCAAGGTGATAAAGGAGCCAGATTTAACAATCCCAGGCTCAACTTGTTCAAGACGGGTTCCGTCCGAAAAAACCACCTCCACTTGCAAGAGACTCTCCAGACACCGATCCATGAGCTCGTGCGAGAACTGGGACGGGTTGAGACAGAGGCGCTTTCGCACTTCATTCTCGTCTCTCATCAACCAGGCAGGCGCGGATAAATCCCAGGACTCCAAATCTCGGTCTCCTATCTTGTCTGTACCATCATCAATGTCCGAAACAAAACGATTGGCTCCACCACGGATCAAAGAGAGTCC